GACTGTTAAAAAGTCGTCTATTTGGTGAAGCCTCTAATAAAGACATATTTTCTATAGCTGCACCATAAGAATCAGTTCCATTAGGATGAGTAACATCATATAATGTATAATCAATTTCTTCATCACTGAGAGCAAACTTGGTAATATTAAAATTACCGCCTTGTGAAAGTATTTGACGACCTCTTTTCGTTAAGATAGCGTCTACTGTTACACTTGAATTGTCTAAAAAGCCCATATTGTATCTCCAAAATTTATAATTGTATATAACTTCACTAAAAATAAATATCTATATTCTAAATTTTTAAACATTTTAATTACTCTGTATCTACTACAGTTAAGTAAGCATCTGTAGCATCAACTGGTACTGCGACTGTCGGCGCGGTTACTCTGATAACAATCGGGTAATCACCATCAGTTGTTGTAGCTATAGTTTGTGTTACACCTTCATAAAAACTACGATTTAACGCAGTATTAAATTGATATTCTGGATCTAAATCAGTTTCTACTAAAGACCTTGAACTATAAAAATTTACATACTTGTCACTTGAATATCGTGAACTATTATGAAAATCTAATGAACTTGTATAATAATATTTATATTCTTTGTTATATACTGATTTTCTATTATCCATTATAATTGCACCTGTCGGCTCACTAAATACTTTATTAGGACCTCCATATTTAGCTGAACCACTTATATATAAATTTCTATCACGTGTCTCATCATAAGCAGTATTATAATTGTCATTTGCTGAAAAATTATATAATGCTGGTTGTCTAAACATTGATGCCGTAATATTACCGTCATAATTTGGATATTCTGTTTCAATTATAACAAGTGAACGACTATCTTCGTGTTCTGGTTCCATAACTGAAACATTTATTGTATCAGTATAATACGGTGTTGTAAAACTTGGATTACTTTGTTGTACAGGTGATTTTGGTCTTTCAAAAATATTACCTTCAATAAGTGTTCCCATATGAGTTTTAGCTCGTGCCGGTATAAGTTTACTAAGTTGTTTAAATACAGATTGATCATAATATTTTATAATGTGCATGTAATCCCAAAAATTAACACTACCCGATACATACTTTTTAAAATATTCATTAGCTACATTTGCTAACTCTGGATAAGTATCTTTAAAATTGTCTCGTGGGTCACCAAGATATTGATTAAAATCTAAGTTTGCGAATGACTCAACAATATCATTATTTACTACATCAGTAGGTGAAAAGTAAATTCCAAGTTTTGGTGAATCAAGTGGTGAAAAATCATTAGCACTTACATCATATCTATTATTTCTACTTAATAATGCTCCACTACCACTTAACACATTATTTTCTATTCTTATCTTAGTAGCCATTCTACGATTAGGACCGTGATTAGGTATTATTGTTTTTGTTTTATCTATTACAGTTTCAAATGTATTTTCCCCTCCAAATCCTCGAGCACTACCACTTTGAGTAGAAGTTTGATTTGCACTTATATCTCTAAGTTCATCTCCGTCTGATAAGGCTGAATTATCATCAAATGAAAATCTCCTTACTAAATTATAATAAGATGAAGATGGACTATTACCAACATATGATTTTGGATTCTCAACATGAGTATTAAAATATTGTTCCTTTAACGGTTCAGTCCATAATCTAAATTCCATTAATGACCCACCAAATCTGGAAGCATTAAATCTTCCTGAACCAGTCCCTATACTATGACCACCTAAATAAAGAGTACCACTACCTGTCCATGATGCATTATAAGATTGAGAGGTTGAACCAGTTATTTCCATAGTTGTTTTTGATGAATGTATTATTCTATCTAAACCCGCTTCATATTTTTTTACAAATAAATCATAACTAAAATTATCATTGATAGAATCTGTATTAGCTTGTACTTTTCTTAAAGATATATCATCCCAATAAATTGTTGAACGAGGTTTTAAATTTTCAAATCTTACACCTAACTTTGCAGTATTAGGAAACTTCATTGTTTTCTGTACTACAATTTGTTTCCATTCTGTTTCATTTAAACCAACTCTTTCAGAAGATTTTACACCACCATCTCTTAATTGATATTCAAACTCTTGGTCCCAATTAACAATTTCTTCATTCGAATCTAATTCAAATAAACTTAAACGACCTGCAGAGTCTACAGCGCTTGAAGAAACTTTAGCATATGCGGTAAACATATAAGTATCACCCATACTTACTGATGCTACTGATATGTTATCAGTTATATTATTAGGTGGTTTTTTATAAAATTTAGAAAACGAACTATCATCGTATGATGTATTTTCGTGACTTAAACTTTTAGTACCTGACCGTGCTACATTTGAACTACTAACAATTTTTATCTCACCGCTTTCAGCGTTATCAACACCTTTTATAAATGGTGGATTAAACAAACTAACAGTTTCAAATGATGGGAATGAAAATATCTCATTTTCAATTTTAGATTTTCTTAACATTACTGAATGATACTCACCATCAAATACTGGTAACAATGACGAACTAACTTCTTGTAATCCAAAAGAACCAGTTAACATAAATGAAACTGTTCCATAATTATCAGTTGAGTCATTGTCCTTTAATTTAATTGCCCATTCTGTATCTTTCTGAACAAGTATTTGATCTGACCCTGAAACTGCTCTGAATCTAAATTCAACTGTATCTGGTTTTCTACTACTATCAGAATCATCTGCCCAAGTAGTTTCTACATATTGTTCACCTTTAAATCTTAATGCTCTTGTAAATTTTCTTGCTATTTCAAATTCAGCTCTTTGATTTTGTTTTTGTAATCCTCCGTACTCTTTCACTCTCAATATAGAAGATGGTATACCATAACAATTCAATATACCTTTCAATGAACCAATTGTACCTTTAGCTTTTAATAAATAAGGTATAGCAGCTACTAATCGTTTTGTAATTTCTTTTGAGATATCCCCTTCAGGTGGTGATGACAATGAACCGGATGTATAAAGTGAATATGTAGTGCCACTAAGTTTTTGTCCAAACCCTACTCTACTTAAATCTAATAAATCTTTACCATCCTGTATATCCCAACCTAAAGATTTAGCTAAATTAAAAATTAAGTCTTTAGAAAATCCTTCACTCAAATCATTTTGTCTATCTGTAATATCAGCCATAGCTTGAGTATAAGTCCATATTTCATCAAACTGTTGACCTATCATATCAAGAAAATCAAAGAACTGTTTATTTTCTACATCTTCTTTTACATGAACTGGTAATAGATTTACTAATCTATTTGAATTATTAATATCATAAAGTGACGCACTATATAATTGACCCATTGATGCTGATACTGTACCGTACCAATTTATAAATGAAGCATTGGATGAAGTAACGGGTCTATATGGATCCGCAAATGTTCCTGATCCTGTCTTAGGCCACGTGGCGTCTGGAAATTCTCCCATTGAACTTGTTGTATATGATGAACTTACTTGATATAAATAAGTCTCATAACCATCTAAATTCTTTTTAATACCCCGTATTTTATTATCAACTGCTACTAAATCATTCTTAGAATTTGAAATACCCACTAATGAAGAGCTCTCAGCTGTATATGCTTCAAGTTGTTCAATTTTATATTTAAAGTTTTTTAATCTTTTTTCAGCTGAAGAAAAGTTAACAAAGTTTTCATAATTCGAATAATCTATATTCAGTTCAACAGATTTTTCAGTTAAGTATTTATCTTCAATTTCTTTTTGTAACTTTACATCTGTTGTAACTAAATCTTCATAACTTTGTAAATTTGTTGACCTTCTTGTTATTGGTGAATCTACTTGTGCTGTGTCGGGTACTCGTAACACCAACACATCTTCATCTTCTTGGTCATATGGTTTTAATTCAACTACTTCTGTTATTTGTGGTAAAACTTCTCTAGCTATGTATACTTTATCTTTTTCTTCTATATCATCAGGTAAAGGTTCATATAATTTAAATACCGCAGAATGTGGATATGTCTCAAATGTTTCACTATCAGTTTTTACATTTGTTGTAAGTAATAAATTTTCACCACCAAAGTGTAAATAAGTATTTAAATCTCTTTTATCACTTGTTTTAAATGTTACATTAACGTTTTCAAACTTATCTATTGGTTTTACAAATTCTTCAGTTATACTCAATTGAGATTTAAGACTATTCCAAGATTGATTTATTCCAATTTTGTTATCAGATATATCTGTAATAGTCGCTACGAATGGAACAAAAACTGGTATTGGTAAACCTAATCCTGGATCGGCTTCTGTAAGTGCCGTTTTATCAGCTACCATATCAACTTCAAAACCATAAATTCCTGCGGATACTGGTCTATCATCTTGATAACTTGATTGATTAATTCTAAACAGTTCTACAGAAATTACATATTTTCCTTCACTGCTTATTTTATTTCCAACATAATCACTACACGTAAATGTTATTTTTGATTCATTAGTACCTATATCTGCTACTTGATTATATGGTGTTTTTAATGTCCATCTATATTCTTCAATATTTCCCGTACCATACTTTGGAATTTCATTTAAATTTGCACTAATAGTGATAGATGCATTTAAAAGTCCGCGTATAGTTTCACCGGTTACTTCTAACCCATCTTCTATTATAAAATCTTTCTTAGCCATTTCTCTTTATCACCATGTAACAATACATGCTGGTAAATGTATTGTACTTGGTTGTCCGTCTTTAGGTTCAATAGTTAATTTAACACCCATATGAAAATTCTTACTCCATATTTTTACTCTAACTTCACTACCATTAGTAGAGTCTTCTGTAACCTTTAATAAGGAATTCTGTTCTGGTGTTGGTGATTCTATTGAAACATCTCCATCGTGACCACTTGAATGAGCTGATAGTTTCTTCCAGTCAGTATTTTTACCCCAATCATATCCAGTAATTTCCCATGTATATGTTGTAGATACATTTGGTTTACTTGAAACACTTTTTATAGAAAGTGTAGGATTTTTTGACGGATCTTTTTGTTTATATACGGGTGGGTCAAATATACTATATGCTAATTTATATATCCCTCTAAGATTCCTGGTTTCAGATTTAATCCCAGAATCATCAGCTGGGTATCCACTATCTTCAAGACCTACGAATCTATCATATATTCTACTCATGCTTCGATCACCTTGTACATATTCAGCGGCAGAATCATCAGAGATAATAAACTTTGCTTGAATCACATTACTTTCTACTTCGTTAGTTGGAGTAGTACCTGAACCTTGTGATGATCCAGGCGGTTCAATATATCTTTCAATAAATGCATTGTCTATTGATACAAACCCACCTACCATCTGTTTTATGATTGGGAAATTACCTTCTGCCTGTAATGTAGTACTATCAGGTTTCAATGCATCTGAATCTGCGGAAAAACTTAATAAATTAGGTAATGTTATTTTTTTAACTTGTTTTTGTGCATAATAAAAATCATTTAAATATCTATCATCTTCTATAGGCTGTGGTGCTAATCGTACTTCTTTTCTTGACGGTGATATTTCATGTATAAAATATTTATACTCTTTTAAAAATAAAACTTTAGCTGTATCTGAATGTGCTCGTCCTGTCATAATAGTACCACCTGGCATTGTATGATATTCACCGAACCATCTATTACCTTGAGAATCAACTAATATTGTTTCGTATGAACCTGCAGCTTTTCTTAAAAAATTATATTTTACAACATACCTACCTCTATCATAACCCATTTTTCTAAGAATAGTACCTGTATTTAATTTTACTCCGATATCATTATCATATGAATAATCACTTGGGTCAGCGATACCACTTTCTATAAAATTATTATTTGTATCATAAATTAAAACTTGAATATAATCATTTGAGTTAGTAGTAAATTCACCACCCAAATAAGCATCTTGAGCTGAAGCCAAATCTATTGTTTGACCCGTATGTAAAAGTTCTAAATCTTTTTCATTTAATCTACTCATTATTCTACAGGTTCTCCATCAGGGATAGTCTCTAATACAGTTTTATTGAGAGTCTTCAATCCTCCTAATGCATATCCTCTACCATAATATGTTGCCAAATCTGGAAATATTCTTTTTTGATTAGTGTCTATAAGCCATCTCCTAAAATCTTTTGCATCTTCATTTGTAACTACATCACCATTCTCTATATCATCTGGTAACTTTTCAGCAAACTTTGATTCAGCTAATTCTGAAATACTTCTATCTACTACTTTTTCTAATGTTTTAGTTTTTATATATCTTGGATAAAAATAATTATTTAATGTTTTTACTGACTCTTGTTGTTCTACAGTCAAGTAAGTATTATACAACGAGTTCATATTATTGCTTAATTGAGCATCTTCTATACCAGCTGTAGATATTATATCTTCAAAAGAATAAAGAACTCCATTTTGTCTAAACCCAGTTTCAGCGTATTCTTTTAATTCTTTTAAATATTTAGTTCGAAGACCTTTTACAAAAGACTGATAAAAATCTATGGTTTCTAATTCTGGTTTTGTGTAAGGCATTACAGCGATACCTTGAACGTAAATCCCTCATCAAAATATTGGTCAAGTTCTTCAACTGTTCCACTACCACTTACAACTCTATACTGTATAGAATAATATCTTTCAGGTTGATATCCGTCTAACCACAAGTTAAAATAATTACCAGTTGAATCACAACTTAGTTTTGAACCAGTTCCATATGGAACTATAACATCATTAGTTTCAGCATCAACTATAGAATAAAATGATGAAGTACTTGGTAAATATTTTACATTTAAATTAGAGGGTGTTGTTGAATATGTTTTAGCTGGAAATCTTTCTCTACCTACAAGTCTAAATCTTGCTTTAGATTTCTCTTTATATTCAGGTCTTAATCCTTTCATATAAATTGTCATATCTTCTAAAGCAGAACCTGTTAATGCTGATAATGATCCTGTTGACCATTTAGAATCATCCCAAACAACTTCTAATGTAGGTGGATATATTGTATTAGTGTTAGATGAAAAGAATGCAAAACTACCTAATCGAGCTGTACTACCTTCTGAAGCTGAAGGATCAGCATTTCCTATACTACCACTTCGTTTAATCATAAAACCATCATTTACAATTGAACCACTTAACCATTGATTTACAAGTAATGTAACATTCATTCTCATATCTTTAGTATTATGGTCATAAGAATGTGAGGCTTCAAATCCACTTCCACTCCACCAAACTCCACCTGAAGAGCTTACAGTTGAAGACCATGTTGTACCATTACTATCACCATATCTATATTTCCAACTCGCCCCATCAGCTGTTTGTGGATTATCGTATGAACGACCTGTACCCATATCCCAAGAACCACTAACTGGATATGCATATAAACTTTGTGATGTTGCCAATGCTTTTGGATTAGCGTCATACAAATTTAAAAAATATTTAGGATTTGTTATTCTATTATTTACAATTGATTCTGAAATATACGTTAAATCAAATTTCATTAAAATTCGAGAAACGTCTACAGTTGCTCCAGTCTCACTAACATTTTTTCTAATTTCTAATACTTCATCTAAACCCGCGTTCAAACTGGAACTGGCTTCAAAAAGTGTTGTGTCTTTTTCTGGAAATAAAAAATAATGCATTTACTTACTCCGTTATACCCAAACTATCACCAACAACTTTACCTTTAATATCGGCGTTGGGGTATTTAACTTCAAAAATACTTGGGTCTAAAGCTGGATATAAAACACCGTCAATTAAACTACTTCTTATATCATAGTAGTTACCAGAATATCCTTCTCCAGGTTTATATCTGTTTTCAATAACAACAGGTAATTTTTCAGGATTATTATCTGTAGGAGCTACAACTGATGCTACACCATCTACTAAAGATAATTCATAAGCTATATCAGACATAATAATTGGTTGACCTATTTGCCATCTATCAACATCGAAAAAATCTTTAACTGAGGCTACGCATCTTAAAAGTACATCATTTTTATTAAAACCTGCTTTTGTTAAGATAGCAAAATTAACTGCAATGTTAATTATATAAGCATCTTTAATATTAACAGCATCTGTAACTAATCTGAATTGTGATAAATAAGTTTTTAAATTTTCTTTAACCGTTTGATTTAATGGTGTTAACTTTTTATTTGAATCATATCCTAAAGAATACATATTCATTGCTAACGGATTAGGTGTTCTAACTTGTAATGATTTTATTGTTCTTTGATTATCAACATCTTCTTGAGTTACTTTTCTTTCTAATTCATCAGTACCTATAGACTTATTTAATTGGTCATCTTGTACTAAATGAGTTTTAGCTATATTACCATATTTGGGTGGTAATGAATATGCTCTTACAATATAATCTTCTTTTGTTACAGCTCTACTTTGAGCTTGAAAAAATGCCAATGCGTTTTCTCTAACTTCTCTAATTGATTCACCCGCTGACCCACCTGTAGCTGGTTTTGGATTAGTAAATGATACTGAATCTTTTGCATCTTGAACTAATGATGTTGTTAACAAACTATCTTGTATTGTATATGTGATGTTTGATATATCCGTAATATCATTAGCATTTACATTATCATCTATACCACCACCGTAAGCATATCTTACACTAAGAGTTGTAGCAGCTGGTGCTAATCCAAAAGTTTTAGTTTTTAAAAAGTTACTTGGATCAAAAGCTGTTGTTAAATAAGTAGGACTACCAGGTAAGGTTGACCCAACCATATCTGGATTCGGAATTATTTCTTCATCTGCGTTCTCAGATATTCCTGCTCCAAATCTAAGAACTGTTGAATCATTTTGATCAATATAACTTGTAAATCTTCGTGATGTTTTATTTAATTTTAAAATATAAGGTGCAGTATCTTTATTAGTTACTGATGTAGGGTCATTAGTAGAATTATTTTCCATGTCAACAAAAACTGTATCTCTAGCCAACGAATCAACTTCATGCCATGCATTACCGTCACTATCAGTTACAGATATTATCTCTATAACTTTAGGATTTGATAATTTAATTTGACTATATTTTTCTGCTGTACCAAATGTAAAAGTTTCTGTAGTTATATTCCCACTCTCAGCTTTAACTTTCTTTTTCAATAAAAACTTTGTAGGAGCTCCTGAATCACTTTCGAATATTGTAATTTCACGTGGGTCATAGGAACTTGAAAATTTAAAGTTACAATCTTCTAATGTTCTAAACGTTGTACCAGTACTTGTTGATTTAACTTGTACTCCCGCATTAACAGTTAATGCATATCTTTCATCAGGTTTCTCATTCAATGCTGGAATAGTTTGAAATACATCTAACACAACATTTGATGGTGCCGTAACATTTGGCTTGTATCCAAATGACTGAGCTATGTTATAAACGTTTCGTTTTTCTTCCGCGTATGCAAGTAACGATTCTCTAAATTGTGAATCAATATAATAAGAAAGTACATCACCAACATATGCTGCCATTTCTATGAACATCATTCCAGGTGATGCCTCATTAAAATCATTATATGTATTTGGGAAATATACTTTAGCGAACTCTATAAGATTATCTCTAAAATCACTAAAATCTTTATTAAGATAATTTACTTGTTTAACTACATTCTTTTTTATACTTGTTCGGGCCATTTAATTACTCCTAAACTCGCTCTGCTGTATAGCTTGCATCTACTGTTATTGCTTCTTGTGTTTGTGGATTCAATGTAGTAGAAAATTTTATTTCCACATGAATTTTATTTTGATCTTGTTCTTCAGTTAATGTATTAACTTCTTGTATATTAATATACGGTAACCAAATTGAAACTGCCTGTTTTACTTCTTCTTCAAGTTTAACTGGTAATTCATCATCTATTTGTTCAAAACATAATGCTCTTAATCTACTACCAAATTCAGGTTGTCCTACTCTTTCACCTGGAAATGTCAATAGTAAATTTTTTAAATTATGTTTAGCCTGTTGTAATG